TTACAGTTTCAACATCTTCTAATAATCGATCTAAATCATCAACTGCATCTTCTGATCGTACATAACATCGAACTGTAACACTTAAAAATCTATGTCTTTGTCCTGCTCCTAAATATTCTCGTGTTTCTGATCCTGCATTCAAATGAATTGCAGGAAACTGATCCACTTCATCCCAGAATTTTAGTCTTGGCTCAACATTATTATCTACATCAGATAAAAATTCACCAGTACCATTTATTCCTTTCAGCTTTTCTACGAGGGCTGCAACTACAGACTGTCGTCGTGTTGCAAATGTTCTTTGTGTCATTTAGACTCTCCTCGTATAAAATCTTCCTATTGCAAACTGTGCTGCGATCTCTCGTATAGATCTATCAATTAATTTTCTTGGATCTCTTTCTGGAGTTGCCCAAGGCGGTGATCCTGCTCCCATTTCAAATACTTGATAGGGATTTTTTGCATATTTATATCCAATACTAGGATATCCTTGCGGTGTTTTAACAATATCAGTAACTTCTACACTGTCTACAAATCTTCCTGTTCTGTTTTCTAATGCAGGTGCATTCATATTTTTTCTTACTGTATCAGGAAGCTTTTTATTTAGTAACCCTATAATTCTTAATGGGTTGGATGCAATTCCTTTATTTACTTTAGACTGTCTGCTGCGTCCTGATCTAGCTTTTTTTGTTGATTCTGCTACTGTTACTACTTTTTGGCTTTTTGTTACTTCAGTAGTCGATGCTTTTCTTACTGACTTTTTAATAGTTTTCTTTGATTTTGTATTTGTACTTTTAAGTAATTCTTTTGTAACAATAAAAAGTGTTTGATCCTTTACATTTTGTTCTATTGATTTAGAGCCTTTTCGAGTTGTAACTTGTCCTGACTCTAGCAAATAATCTTCCATTGCTTTTCGTAATATTGGACTAATATTTTTATAGTCGAAAGGTTCTCCACCTGCAGGGTTATCGGACATACTGCCCATGATTAACTGCACTCTTATATCTTCTCCTAAAGTTGTTATTTTTGCTTTTTCTGTTCCTTCAACTTTATAAACTAATTTTACTTGGTCATACAGCTCCATCAAGTCTGTTGCTGCTTTAGAAGTTGCAAAACCGCCAAAATTGTTTTGTCTTGATAAATACTCCATTGCGGCTGCAAGCCTTGCTCCTCCAACAGTTGTGGCACCTTTATGCAGTTTATGACTTTTTACTTTTACTTGACCAACTTCAGAAGCAAGAGCCCTTTCACCTTTTTGTTTTCCTTTTAATCGTCGTCCACCTTGAGCTTCTCTTTCTTTTTGAAGTAAGTCTACCACAGTCTTTTTTGCTAATGTATAAGGATAAGCTACGTCTTTTTTTGCGGCATATTGTATTAGATCTCCGCCTGTTTCTCCCTGCATTATTTCTGTAGGACTTGTTCTTTCTCTTTGTGCCCACTCTCTGATTGCATCAACTGCTTTTTGTCCCCATTCAGTCCATTGATCGTCCTCAAATTCTATATAGTCATCTCCAAGTCTATCTTTTAGTGACACATATCCTTCTTTTATTCCTTGTCCAACACCTTCTGCCGTAAATGTTACCATGCTGTATAAGCCTGCAACTTGTTTTCTAACTGCATTACCAATAAACTCATGCATTTCTTCAAGCATTCGTTTTGTTTCTGCTTTAGCCATTAAAAATTCTTATATAAGTCTAGTACACGTTTTATGTGATCAGGAAATGCAACGTTATTACGTTGACTGCTTGATGCCTGATTTTGTATACTAGCT